TTTATTATTATCACAATTTAAAATTTCTAAATTTACCAATTTTTCTATCCCTTCTGATGATGTCAATTGATTATTATCATAATATAATATTTTTAAATTAACCAAATTTTCTATTCCTTCTAATGATATTAATGTATTATTTGAACAATATAAATCTTCTAAATTTACCAAATTTTCTATTCCTTCCAATAATGTCAGTTGATTATTATAACACCACAAATTTGTTAAATTGACCAAACTTTCAATTCCTTCCAATGATGTTAATTGATTTTCAGAACAATTTAAATTTATTAAATTGACCAAACTTTTAATTCCTTCCAATGATGTTAATTGATTTTCAGAACAATATAATTCTTCTAAATTTACCAATTTTTCTATTCCTTCCAATGATGTTAATTGATTCTTACCACAATCTAATTCTTCCAAATTTACCAATTTTTCTATCCCTTCTAATGATGTCAATTGATTATTATTACAACTTAATATTTCCAAATTAACAAAATTTTCTATTCCTTCTAATGATGTTAATTGATTATCACTACAATTTAAAATTTTCAAATTAACCAAATTTTCCAAATTTCCCAATTTTTTAATTTTTGAACATGATATGTATAATTCTGTGATATTTTCATTAATTTGTCTTCCTCCTTTAATCCATTTTTTAAAATCATCAATTTCCCACATATTATTTTTTGTTTTATTATTATCTTAATAATATAATCATCAGATAATTGTATTTTCAATTTTTTAATAAAATAATTTATTTCAACACATATCTATCAAAACCCATCAATTCAATAATCATTTGTTCTATTTTTTCAATATATTCATTAATTACATTTTTGTTAAAACATTTTATTAGTTTGTCAAATAATTCTTCAAATTTAATATAATCATTTTCAAATTCCACATAACTATCAGATTTTATAAAATTGTATGAAATGTTAACAATATATTTTTTATCTTTACTGTTTTTTATCAAATTAACTAAATTTTCTATTCCTTCTAATGATGTTAATTTATTATTATTACAACTTAATAATTTCAAATTAACTAAATTTTCAATTCTTTCTAATGTTGTTAATTGATTATTATGACAATCTAATCTCTCTAAATTAATTAAATTTTCTATTCCTTCTAATGATGTTAATTGATTATTAAAACATTCTAAATTTTTCAAATTGACTAAATTTTCTATTCCTTCTAATGATGTTATCATATTATCATCACAATGTAAATTTTCTAAATTGACCAAATTGACAAAATTTTCTATTCCTACCAATGATGTCAATTGATTATTATTACACCATAAATTTTTCAAATTAATTAAATTTTTTATTCCTTCTAATGATGTCAATTGATTATTACAACAATACAAATCTTTCAAATTAATTAAATTTTTTATTCCTTCTAATGATGTCAATTGATTATTACAACAATTTAAAAATTCCAAATTAACCAAATTTTCTATTCCTTTTAATGATGTTAATTGATTATTATCACAATATAAATTTTTCAAATTAACTAAATTTTCTATCCCTGCTATTGATGTTAATTGATTATTAGAACAGCATAATTTTTTTAAATTAGTCAAATTTTCAATTTCTTCTAATGATGTTAATTGATTATTATGACACTTTAAAAATTCCAAATTAACCAAATTTTCTATTCCCCCTAATGATGTTAGAACATTATTTTCACAATATAAATATTCCAAATTAACAAAATTTTCTATTCCTTCTAATGATCTTAATTGACTATTAGAACAATTTAAAAATTCCAAATTAACCAAATTTTCTATTCCTTTTAATGATGTCAATTGATTATCATAACAAACCAAAAATTCCAAATTGACCAAATTTTCTATTCCTTTTAATGATCTTAATTGACCATTGGAACAATTTAATTCTTTCAAATTAACTAAATTTTCTATTCCCTTTAATGATGTCAATTGATTACAACCACAACTCAATTCTTTCAAATTAATAAAAATTTCTATCCCTTCTATTGATGTTAATTGATTATTATAACACATTAAACATTCCAAATTGACCAAATTTTCCATTCCTTCAAATGATCTCAATTGGTTACCAAAACAATTTAATTTTTGTAAATTAACCAAATTTGCAATTCCTTCAAATGATATCAATTGGTTATTAAAACAATTTAATTCTTCTAAATTAATCAAATTTTCTATACCTTCTAATGATGTTAATTGATTATTTCTACAATTTAAAATTTTTAGATTGACCAAATTTTCCAAATTTCCAAATTTCCTAATGTTTTAATATTTAAATATGATATATCTAATTCTGTGACATTTTCACTAATTGGTCTTCCACATTTATCCCATTTTTTAAAATCATCAATTTTCCACATATTTTATTATTTACCAAATAATATTAATAAAATAAGTATTAAAGTTTTTATTTTTCAATTTTTTATTACTAAATAATAAGTTTTATACATTTTCCATAAAATAATTTATTTCAAAACATAATTTTCAAACCCCCTTAATTCAATAATCATTTGTTCTATTTTTTTAATATATTCATTAATTTTATTCCTATTTTTACATTCAAATAAATTGTCAAACAAATCTTTTAATTCAATATAATCATCAGAATCTATAAAATTATAATTTGTATAATTTATTATATTTTTGTTATTTTTTATTAATTTTATCAAATTTTCTATTCCTTCTAATGATGTTAATTGATTATTATAACACTCTAAAATTTGTAAATTAATACAATTTTCAATTCCTTCTAATGATGTTAATTGATTATTATAACAATATAATTTTTTCAAATCAACAAAATTTTCAATTCCTTCTAATGATGTCAATTGATTATTAAAACACACTAAAATTTGTAAATTAACACAATTTACAATACCTTCTAATGATGTCAATTGATTATCACAACATTCCAATTTTTTCAAATTAATTAAATTGTCTATTCCTTCTAATGATGTTAATTGATTATTAAAACAACATAATTCTTCCAAATTAACCAATTTTTCAATTTCTTTTAATGATATTAATTGATTATTATAACAATATAAATTTTTCAAATTAACTAAATTTTCAATTTCTTTTAATGATATTAATTGATTATCACAACATTCCAATTTTTTCAAATTAATTAAATTGTCTATTCCTTCTAATGATGTTAATTGATTATAAGAACAATATAATATTTTCAAATTAACCAAATTTTCTATTCCTTTTAATGATGTTAATTTATTATTATTACAATTTAAAATTTTTAAATTAACCAAATTTTCTATACCTTCTAATGATGTTAATTGATTATTTACACAATTTAATTCTTCCAATAATAGTAAACTATTCAAATTTTTTATTTCTTCTAATAATGTTAATTTATTATTAAAATAAGATAAAGTTTTTAAATTAACCAAATTTTTTATTTCTTTTAATGATGTTAATTTATTATTAAAACAATCCAAATATTCCAATTTTATCAAATTTTCTATACATTCTAATGATGTTAATTGATTATTTCCACAATTTAATTTTTCTAAATTTATCAAATTTTCTATACCTTCCAATGATGTCAATTCATTATCACAACAATTTAAAATTTTTAAATTAACCAAATTTTCCAAATTTCCTAATATTTTAATTTTTGAACATGATATATTTAATTCTGTAATATTTTCATTAATTTGCCTTCCTCCTTTAATCCATTTTTTAAAATCATTGATTGACCACATATTATTTTGTTTTATTGTTATTTCAATAATAAAATAATCAACTAATTATATTTTCAATTTTTTTTATTACTAAGTTTTATACATTTTCCATAAAATAATTTATTTCAAAACATATTTTGAAAATCCATTCAATTCAATAATAATTTTTTCAATTTTTTCAATATATTTATTAATTTCATTTTTATCAAAACATTTCATTAGTTTGTCAAACAAATCTTTTAATTCAATATAATCATCAGAATCTATAAAATTGTAATCCACATTATTTATTATATTTTTGTTATTTTTTATTAATTTTATCAAATTTTCAATTCCTTCTAATGATATTAATTTATTATCATAACAATCTAAATATTCCAAATTTATCAAATTTTCTATTTCTTCTAATGATATTAATTGATTATTTCTACAATTTAATTTTTTCAAATTTATCAAATTTTCAATACCTTCTAATGATGTCAATTGATTATTGACACAATATAATTCTTGTAAATTAATTAAATTTTTTATTCCTTTTAATGATGTTAATTGATTATCATGACACCATAAATTTTCCAAATTAACTAAATTTTCTATTCCTTCTAATGATGTTAATTCATTAGAATCACAACCCAAATATTTCAAATTAACTAAATTTTCAATCCCTTCTAATGATATCAAGTAATTTTCCGCATAATATAATCCTTCCAAATTAACCAAATTTTCTATACCTTTTAATGATATTAATTTATTATTTTCACAAACTAATTCTTTCAATTTTATAAAATTTTCTATTCCTTCTAATGATGTTAATTGATTAGAACAACACCATAATTCTTCCAATGATAGTAAACTATTCAAATTTTCTATTCCTTCTAATGATGTTAATTGATTATATACACAACATAATATTTTCAAATTAACCAAATTTTCTATTCCTTCTAATGATGTTAATTGATTATTTCCACAACTCAATTTTTTCAAATTTACCAATTTTTCTATTTTTTCCAATGATGTTAATTGATTATTACTACAATCTAATTCTTTCAAATTTACCAATTTTTCTATTCCTTCTAATGACATCAATTTATTATCACTACAATTTAAAATTTTCAAATTGACCAAATTTTCCAAATTTCCTAATGTTTTAATATTTGAACATGATATATCTAATTTTGTGATATTTTCATCAATTGGTCTTCTATATTTATCCCATTTTTTTAAATCATCAATTTTCCACATATTATTATGTTTTATTATTATCTTAATAATACAATCATCAAATAATTATATTTTCAATTTTTTTATAAAATAATTTATTTCAAAACAGATTTTCTAAATTCTTTCAAAACAGATTTTCCAAATCCTTTCAATTCAATAATCATTTGTTCTATTTTTTTAATATATCCATCAATTTTATATTTGTCAATTTCACATATTTTTTTAAACTTAAGTAAATTATTGAATAAATTTATCAATTTAATATAGTCATTGGAATTTATAAAATTATAATTTATATTATTTTTTAGTTGTTCATTATTTTTTATTAATTTAACCAAAATTTCTATTCCTTCTAATGATTTTAATTTATTGTCATTACAACCCAAATGAAGCAAATTTTCCAAATTTTCTATTTCTTTCAATGATGTTAATTGATTATTATGACAAAATAATACTCTTAAATTGACCAAATTTTCTAACCCTTCCAATGATGTTAATTGATTATTATAACATCCTACTAATTTCAAATTAACCAAATTTTTTATTCCTTCTAATGATGTCAATTTATTATTATAACATTCTAATGATTCCAATAATAGTAAACTATTCAAATTTTCTATTCCTTCCAATGATGTCAATTGATTACTACCACAATTTAATGTTTTCAGATTAATCAAATTTTCTATTCCTTCTAATGATGTTAATTGATTGGAACTACAAATTAATCTTGTCAGATTAACCAAATTTTCCAAATTTTTCAAAATTTCTAATGTTTTAATATTTGAATTTGATAAATTTAATTCAAAAATATTTTCATTAATTTGTCTCCCTTCCTCAACCCATTTTTTTAAATCATTAATGTACCACCTATAATTTATATTAATAGTATAATTATAATCATAATTATAATCATAATCATAATCATAATCATAATCATTATCATTATCATTATCATTATTATTATCATTATCATTATCATTATCATTATCATTATCATTATCATTATCATTATCATCACTATCATCATTATTATCATTATTTGTCCACATATTATTTTGTTTTATTATTATCTTGATAATACATATTATTAAGATAATTACCAAACAATTATATTTTCAATCTTTTATTAATTTTTATACATTTTCCATAAAATAATTTATTTCAAAACATAATTTTCAAACCCCCTTAATTCAATAATCATTTGTTCTATATTTTCAATATATTCATTAATTTTATTCTTATTTTCACATTTAAGTAAATTGTCAAACAAATCTTTCAATTTGATATAATCATCAGAATCAATAAAATTGTAATTTATATTGTTTATTATATTTTTGTTATTTGTTATTAATTTTATTAAATTTTCAATTCCTTCTAATGATCTTAATTGATTATAACAACATCCCAATTTTTTCAAATTAACCAAATTTTCTATTTTTTCTAATGATGTTAATTGATTATTAGAACACAATAATTCATTCAAATTAACCAAATTTTCAATTTCTTTTAATGATGTCAATTTATTATTATTACAATTTAAAATTTCCAAATTAACCAAATTTTCAATTTCTTTTAATGATATTAATTGATTGTCATTACAATATAATTCTTCCAATAATAAACTATTCAAATTGTCTATTCCTTCTAATGATGTTAATTGATTGTGAGAACAATATAATATTTTCAAATTAACCAAATTTTCTATACCTTCTAATGATGTTAATTGATTATTATAACAATCCAAATATTCCAAATTAACCAAATTTTCTATTCCTTTTAATGATATTAATTGATTATTAGAACACCATAATTCTTCCAAGAATAGTAAACTATTCATATTTTCCATACCCTTTAATGATGTTAATTTATTATTATTGCAATTTAAAATTTTCAAATTAACCAAATTTTCTATACCTTCCAATGATGTTAATTGATTATTTGCACAATTTAATTCTTTCAAGAATAGTAAACTATTCAAATTTTTTATTTCTTCTAATGATGTTAATTTATTATTAAAACAACATAAAGTTTTTAAATTAACCAAATTTTCTATTCCTTTTAATGATGTCAATTGATTTTTATAACAATACAAATATTCCAAATTTATCAAATTTTCTATTTCTTTTAATGATATTAATTGATTAATTCCACAATTTAATTTTTCCAAATTTATCAAATTTTCTATTCCTTCTAATGATGTTAATTTATTATTATTACAATTTAAAATTTTCAAATTAACCAAATTTTCCAAATTTCCCAATTTTTTAAATTTTGAATATGATATATCTAATTCTGTGATATTTTCATTAATTTGCCTTCCATCTTTAACCCATTTTTTAAAATCACCAATTTTCCACATATTATTTTGTTTTTAATATTATATTAATAATACAATAATACAATAATCAAATAATTATATTTTCAATTTTTTTATAAAATAATTTATTTTAAAACATATTTTTCAAATCCTTTTAATTCAATAATCATTTGTTCTATTTTTTTAATATATCCATTAATTTTATTTTTGTTAAAGCACTCCATTAGTTTGTCAAATAATTCTTCTAATTTAACATAATCATTTTCCAATTCAACATTACTATTGGATTTTATAAAATTACAGTGAATATTATATTTTATATCTTTATTGTTTTTTATTAAATTAACCAAAATTTCAATTCCCTCAAATGATGTTAATTGATTATCATAACACTCTAAAGCAATCAAATTAACTAAATTTTCCATCCCTTCTAATGATGTTAATTGATTATTAGAACAATTTAAAATTTTTAAATTGATTAAATTTTCTATTCCTTCTAATGATGTCAATTGATTATTAGAACAACACAATTCCTCCAAATTAATTAAATTTTCTATCCCTTCTAATGATATTAATTTATTATTAGAACAATATAATTCCTCCAAATTAATTAATTTTTCTATCCCTTCTAATGATGTTAATTTATTATCATAACACCATAATGTTTTCAAAAATATTAAACTATTTAAATTTTCCATACCATTTAATGATGTTAATTGATTATAGTTAAAATTTAAATATTCCAAATTAACTAAATTTCCTATTCCTTCTAATGATGTTAGTAAATTATCTTCACAACTTAATTTTTTCAAATTGATTAAATTTTCAATTTCTTTTAATGATATTAATTTATTATATTCACAAAATAATTCTTTTAAATTTATCAAATTTCCTATTCCTTCTAATGATGTTAATTTATTATCAAAACAATATAAATTTGTCAAATTAATTAAATTTTTTGTTTCTTCCAATGATGTTAATTCATTATTATTACAAAATAATACTTTCAAATTGACCAAATTTTCTATTCCTTCTAATGACATCAATTGATTATCATGACAATGTAATTCCTTTAAATTAATCAAATTTTCTATTCCTTTTAATGATGTTAATTGATTCTCATAACAATTTAATTTTTTTAAATTAATCAAATTTTCTATCCCTTTCAATGATTTCAATTGATTATTATAACAATTTAAAATTTTCAAATTAACAAGATTTTTCAAATTTCCTAATTTTTTAATTTTTGAACATGATATATTTAATTCAATAACATTTTCATTAATTTGTCTTCCTCTTTTAATCCATTTTTTAAAATCATCAATTTCCCACATATTATTTTGTTTTATTATTATCTTAATAATACAATCATCAAATAATTATATTTTCAATTTTTTTATAAAATAAATTATTTTAAAACATATTTTTCAAATCCCTTCAATTCAATAATCATTTGTTCTATTTTTTCAATATATTCATTAGTTTCATTTTTATCAAAACATCCCATTAGTTTGTCAAATAATTCTTCCAATTCTATATAATCATTTCCCAATTCCACATGATCACAAGATTCTATAAAATTATATTCAATATTATCTTTTATGACTTTATTATTTTTTATTAAATTAACAAAATTTTCTATTCCTTCTAATAATGTTAATTGATTATCACCACAATTTAATTCTTTTAAATTAATTAAATTTTCTATTCCTTCCAATGATATTATATGATTATTTCTACAATCAAAAAAATTCAAATTAACCAAATTTTCCATTCCTTCCAATGATATTATATGATTATTTCTACAATCAAAAAAATTCAAATTAACCAAATTTTCCATTCCTTCTAATGATGTTAATTCATTATTATCACAATTTAATTCTTTTAAATTAATTAAATTTTCTATTCCTTCTAATGATGTTAATTTATTATCATAACACCATAATATTTTTAAATTAACCAATTTTTCTATTCCTTCCAATGATATTATTTGATTATAATGAAAAAATAATAATTCTAAATTAACTAAATTTTCAATTCCTTCCAATGATGTTAATTGATTATTATGACACCACAATCTTTTCAAATTGACCAAATTTTCCAAATTTCCCAATTTTTTAATATTTGAAAATGATATTGTTAATTCAATAACATTTTTATTAATTGGTCTTCCACATTTATTCCATTTATTAAAATCATGAATATACCACATGTTATTTTGTTTTTAATATTATATTGATAATACAATAATCAAATAATTATATTTTCAATTTTTTTATAAAATAATTTATTTTAAAACATATTTTTCATATCCCTTCAATTCAATAATCATTTGTTCTATTTTTTCAATATATTCATTAGTTTCATTTTTATCAAAACATTCCATTAGTTTGTCAAATAATTCTTCTAATTCTACATAATCACAAGATTTTATAAAATTATATCTCCCCATATTATATTTTATGTCTTCATTGTTTTTTATTAAATTTACAAAAATTTCTATATTTTCAAATGATGTTAATTGATTGTCATAACAACTCAGTGAACTTAAATTAGGCAAATTTTCTATTCCTTCTAATGATGTTAATTGATTATATTCACAATTTAATATTTCTAAATTTACCAAATTTTCTATTCCTTCTAATGATGTCAATTCATTGTAATAACATACTAATTTTTCCAAATTGACCAAATTTTCTATTCCTTCTAATGATATTAATTGATTATTATCACAATTTAATTCTTTTAAATTAATCAAATTTTCTATTCCTTCTAATGATGTCAATTCATTGTAATAACATACTAATTTTTCCAAATTGACCAAATTTTCTATTCCTTCTAATGATGTCAATTGATTAATTCCACAATTTAAATTTTTTAAATTAATAAAATTTCCCATTTCTTTCAATGATGTCAATTGATTATTTTTACAATCTAATTCTTTCAAATTTACTAAATTTTTTATTTCCTCTAATGATATCAATTGATTTTTCATACAATCTAATTCTTCCAAATTGATTAAATTTTCTATTTCTTCTAATGATGTTAATTGATTCTTACAACAATTTAAATATTCCAAATTAACGCAATTTTCTATTCCTTTTAATGATGTCAATTGATTATCATGACAATATAAATATTTCAAATTGACTAAATTTTCTATCTCTTCTATTGATGTTAACTGATTATTAGAACAATCAAATTCCTGTAAATTAATTAAATTTCCTATTCCTTCTAATGATGTCAATTCATTGTAATAACATACTAATTTTTCCAAATTGACCAAATTTTCCAAAATTCCTAATGTTTTAATTGTTTGATATGATATATTTAATTCAATAACATTTTCATTAATTTGTCTTCCACATTTATCCCATTTATTAAAATCATGAATGTTCCACATATTATTTTGTTTTTAATATTATATTGATAATACAATAATCAAATAATTGTATTTTCAATTTTTTTTTATAAAATAATTTATTTTAAAACATATTTTGTAAATCCCTTCAAATCAATAATCATTTGTTCTATTTCTTTAATATATTCATTAATTTTATTACTTTCAATACAATTCATTAGTTTGTAAAATAATTTTTCCAATTTAATATAATCATTTTCCAATTCCACATAATCACAAGATTTTATAAAATCATATCCCATATTATATTTTATGTCTTCATTGGTTTTTATTAAATTTACAAAAATTTCTATATTTTCAAATGATGTTAATTGATTGTCATAACAACTCAGTGAAATTAAATTAGGCAAATTTTCTATTCCTTCTAATGATGTTAATTGATTATATTCACAATTAAAATCTGTCAAATTAATTAATTTTTTCAGTTCTTCTAATGATGTTAATTGATTATTATTACAATTTAATTCTTTTAAATTAATCAAATTTTTTATTTCTTCTAATGATGTTAATTGATTATATTCACAATTTAATATTTCCAAATTTACCAATTTTTCTATTCCTTCTAATGATGTTAATTGATTATTTCTACAATCCAATTTTTTCAAATTAACCAAATTTTCTATTCCTTCTAATGATGTCAATTGATTATTTCCACAATCTAATATTTTAAAATTTACTAAATTTTTTATTTCTTCCAATGATGTCAATTGATTATTATAACAATTTAAATATTCCAAATTGATTAAATTTTCTATTCCTTCTAATGATGTTAATTGATTGTCATGACAATATAATTCTTTCAAATTTACTGAATTTTTTATTTCTTCTAATGATGTCAATTTATTATTATTACACTTTAATTTTTTCAAATTAACCAAATTTTCTATTCCTTCTAATGATGTCAATTGATTATATCCACAAATTAATACTTTTAAGTATAGTAAACTATTCAAATTTCCCATTCCTTCTAATGATGTCAATTTATTGTAATAACATACTAATTTTTCCAAATTGACCAAATTTTCCAAAATTCCTAATGTTTTAATTTTTTGACATGATATATTTAATTCAATAACATTTTCATTAATTGGTCTTCCACATTTATTCCATTTTTTAAAATCCTTAATTTTCCACATATTATTTTGTTTTTAATATTATATTGATAATACAATAATCAAATAATTATATTTTCAATTTTTTATTAGTAAATCACAATTTTCATAAAATATCCCATTAAAAATTGAAATAAATAGTATTTATATACATACAAATAAATAAATAGTATAATATACAAAAAACATGGAGAACTATATGAAAGTTGATGATATTATGAATGACATTGTCATGTCAAATAAAATAAAAAGATATGCCTCAGAATTAAATGAAATTAAAAATACAGATTCAAAAAGAATTGATGAATTAAAAGTAATATTAGCATCATTAAATGTCCAAACTAACACAGAAGAACATATACCAAAAGTAAGTAATCTTGATAATATTTATAAAAAAGTAAATGACAATACATTACATTGGAAATGGAATAAATTATCAATACCTCAACAACATGATAGAATTAAGGAATTTATTACAAGAAAAATAACTAATAATTCAAAAAAAGAAAAAGCAGAAGCATTATTAGTAAGCATGGTTGATAAAAAAATATTGAAAAAAAATATTGTTTATGATTCAATCAATGCAATTATTACAGAAATAACTTTATCAGAATATATCAATATTTGTGATGAATTATCAGAATCAGGTATTTCAGATCAATCAGATCAAACAAATGAATCAGATGATTCAGATTAATTTATAATTTGTTTTATTAAAAAAATAATAATTTAAAGATTATTTTGTTAAATAAACAACATAATATATGGAATTAAATAAAAAAGAAATATTTGGGGCAAAATTTTTATATAATGTTCAAAATAATGATGTTGTTGAAAATATTAGAAAATTATATAATAATGATAATAAAAATATAGATACAGAATTATTAAAATTATATCATAATGAAATTATGACAGACAATCAAAGAATAAAAGATATATTGACATTTGAATTGTTAAATTATCAACCAACAGATAATCATAAATCAGATTCAATTAGTGAATTAATTAATATAACATTAAATGAATTAAAAAGATATCAAAATATAGTTGATGAATGTTATTTTGAAGATGATGAATGGATAATTTGTAATGACAATCAAAATAGATTTAAAATGAAATACAATCAAATGGGAGTATATAATACTATTAATGTTGTTAAATATTACAAATCAAAACAAGGGTTATTTTTAAAAATGTTTGTTAAACATATTAATAAATTTATATTTTCAAATTCAAAAATTATATTTGATTACAAAATATATGAAGATGAGGGATTAAAAATTAAATGGATTTTATTTTTATTTGAAAAAAGGGATTAATTTTTTTATTTTAATTATTATAAACAAGACTTATTTTATAATAATAATTTATAATTATGGAACTTTACACATCAAAAGATTTGGAGATAATTGATGTTCATATAGATAAGATAGTTGATGATATTGTTGAAATAAGAAAAAAAATACATCCAAGAAAAGCTGATACTAAAAAATTAACAGAATCAACAGAATCAACAGAATCAACAGAATCAGATGAATCAACAGAATCAAAAGATTCATCAGAATCAGATGAAACAACAGAAAACATAAATAAATCATCAGATGAAATTAGCAATAAAAAAGAAATACAAAAAACAACATTGGGAGAAGTTAGAAAAATAGTTGAACTTACATTAAAATTTATTAAAGACAAAAAAAGAAAAATATATGGAGGATATTCACAAAATATGGTAATTAGAAATAAAAACAATAATGATGCATTTTATGGAAATTTAGATACTGATGAAGCACCAGATATTGATGTTTATTCACCAACACCAATAGAAGATATAAAAGAATTATGTGATTTACTTTTTTCAGAAGGATTTACTGATGCATATGGAACAGAAGCAGGACATAAGGAAACATATAAAATATTCACAAAAAAATATAATGCAATTGATATATCATATGTACCATCAAATATATATGATAAAATACCTTTCATTGAAATAGATAATATAAGATACACTCATCCATCATTTGTAATGATTGATTTGTATAGGATGATGTCAGAACCATTATTTAGTTCATGGAAATGGAAAAGAATAATTAAACGATTATATTTATTACAAAAACATTATCCATTTAAAAAATATGATGAACCATTAAAAATTACATACAAACAAAATAAAAAATTGACAGATATTATTGATAATTTTATAATAAATAATGAATCAGTTTATTTATTTGGTGATGTTGCTTATAATTGTTTAGTAAATGAAACAAAAATTAATGATAAAAATATTAAAGCATTAAATTCTTGTGTATATCAAATTGTATCAACTAATTATTATTATGATACAGTAAATTTATGTAAATTAATAAAAAATGAGGCTAAAATGATGAATTTAGATGTTAATTTTAAACAACATTATCCTTTATGGTCATTTACTGATTATAGTGTTGAAATAATATATAATAATAAAACAATTGTTAAAATTTATGATTATCTAAAAAGATGTTGTCCAATAACAAAAATAAATTACAAATCAGGATTTATTCAAATTGGTTCATTTGACTATTTATTATTAATGGAAATGGTTTTAGGATTTTCACAAAAAATTTTAAATAATAATAATGCCCAAAAATATCATAATATAATGATATCAAATTTATTAAAAATGAGAAAATTTTATTTGACTAAACATAATAAAACATTACTTGAACCAAGTTTATTTCAAAGTTTTATTATTCCATGCTTTGGTCAGGCAATTGATCATTTGGAAGAATCAAAAAAAAAAAGAAAAATTAAACAATCATCAATATTTATTTATAAACCAACAAGAGAAATTAAAGTTAAATGGATATTTTTAAATACATCAGGAAATGAAATTCATAATCCAGAAAATTTTAAATTAAAACACAAAATATTTCTAAAACATGGTCAGTTTTTCAAAAAAAAAGAAACTGATGATAATAAAAGTAATGAAAAAATAAAAAGACAAATAAAATTAAAAAAACAATCCAAATCCAAATCCAAATCCAAATCTAAATCTAAAGCAAAATCAAAAATACAATCAAAAATCAAATCAAAAAAATAAAAAACACATATTATATATGATAAAATACATTTTAATAATAATTATTTTATTTATTTGTATAATTAATTATTCATTTATTATTAAAAAAATAACAGAACAATTAGGATTATTAGAAAAATTTATAGAAAATACTGACAATTTAAATCAAACAAATACAAATCTAAATCAAACAAATAATATAAAATTAAAACATAATAAATTAAAAAAGTTAGATTACATAACACCTAAATTATCAAATACACTTAATACAAAAAATGATATTATAAATTATTTATTTTCTATACAAGATTTTTATGCATATAATCCAATTGTATATCAAAATATTGTTGAACATCTTGATATTTTTTTTATTAGATATGATGAATTGATGAGGAATAATTCAATGGCAGGTAATAATTATGATGTAATGGATAATGAAAAAAGAAATATAATGAATGCTTTAAATTCTATTATATTTAGTTTAGTTCCAAATAAAAAATATGACAATAAATTAAAACATTCTATTGATTCAATTGATAATATATTAAATAAATATATGAATAATGTTGAATATATTAATAATAAATATATTTATGATAATGGAATTAAAAATAAAACAAAATTTATTTTTAAATCAAAAGTTAAACCATTAAATACATATAATGATACAATTTTTTCATATGATATTGTTTAGAATAAAATAATATCATTTAGAATTTTTGAAAATCATAATGTTTACTATTATTATTAAGTAATTCTGATTTTGAACAATTCTAAATAATATTATTTAGAATAAAATAATATCATTTAGAATTTTTGAAAATCATAATGTTTACTATTATTATTAAGTAATTCTGATTTTGAACTCATTATATCAGTTATTTCAGGTAGTTCAATACAATTTATATCAGTTGATGGATACATTTTAAATTTATTTTGTCTATGATGTTTAATAAAAATATTTAATTCATCATAAGAATATTCCCTTTCAAACATTTTTAATATATTAAAGTTTTCATCAAATATTATTTTTCTTGTTTTATATTTTTTTGTTATTGGATCTTTAAATTGACACAATTGATAAAATGTATTTTTTTCTTTTGTTTTTTCATTTTCATCAAATGTTTTAACAAATGAAAATTTTTTATTACATATTTTACTCATAATATAGTAATAATAAATAAAAATCTATCCTTTTATCAAACTAACTATATCAACAAAAGTTATCATTTGAATTTTACAACATTGTTTTCTGCATAATTTATTTACTAATTCACACCTTTTACTTTTAAATTCACCCTCTTTTTCTGATAACCCTTGAGAAATCATATCATTATCTATACCCATTTCTTCACAAATATTTTTTAAAGATTGTTCATATACCAATTGTTTGTTACCTAATAATTCCCCACATGTTGGACACAATAAATACATCATTATAGTAATATACTATTGTATCTATAATATTATTATATATATTCTTTATTTTTCAATTTTATTTATATAAAATATATATGAATGCAAATAATAATGACAATTATAATAATGATTCATTTGATTTAGGAAAATTTAATGACATGTTTGAAACAGAAAAAAATACACAAAATAAAAAATCAACCTTAGAAAATCAAATTCAATTGGACAAAATGAACCAAATGAACCAAATGAACCAAATGAACCAAATGAACCAAATGAACCAAATGAACCAAATGAACCAAATAACTCAAACAACTAAAAATTCAAGTAATAATGAATTTCAATCAAATGTATTTGTAGGAATATATAATACATGGTATTATTTATTTTTGGATATAATTACATTTAATTTGTCAATCAATACAATTGTTAGTAATAATAGGTTATCTTATTATGGTTTGACATTGATTTTTTTAGCAATTTGTTTATTATTTGTATCAGAATTAATAAAATTATTTGAAACCAATTGAAATTAATTGAAATTAATTGAATTAAAATTGAATTTAAATTGAATTAAAATTGAAATTATTTGAATTAAACAATATCAGTAATATAAAAAATAGTAATAATATAATATCATAGTAAATAATGTCAAAAGAGTATATTAAAACCAAATTAAGTGGTATTACATGCAATGTGACATTAAGTGAATTTGATAAAACAGCTAATTATATTCTTAAACATTTGAATAATGAGGAATACAATATAGAACATATCCAAAAAATAATGTGTAAATATACTTTTCTAAAAAAAGGAAAAATTACATTTAACACAAAAGAAAAATCAGATATGGATTATAAAACAATGGTTAGTAAAATTAAAGAAAGTAGTTTTTATAATTTTAATAAAAAAGTTGATTCAAAAGATAATAAAGATAATAAAGATAATAAAGTCAATAAAGTTAGTTCAAAAGATAATTCTAAAAAAAAACATTTCAGTTGGGATAATGTTATGTCAAAATGTATTAGTAATAATGATGAACCTTTAAAAGAAATAGATGAAAAAAATACAAAAAATGTAAGCAATATAAAAAATGCAAGCAATACAAAAAATGCAAGCAATGTAAGCAATGCAAGCAATAATATGTGTCAAATATGTTCAAAAAATACAATAACAAATACAGAAATACAACATCATCCATATACAACAACAATATATGGAGAACAATTTGATGATGATGTGAGTGATAAAAAAATAAAGAAAAGACAAAATATTGTAAAAAAATTAATGCAACTTGAATTTCCTGCTCAAAAATCTTTAAAATGGTTAGAATTAAGAAATGGTAAAGTGACAGCATCAGATGGAGGATGTGTAATTGGAGAAAATCATTATGAACCATTTTATAAATTTATCCAAAAAAAAGTATTGAATCCCCCTTTTCAATCTAATATTAATTGTTATCATGGTAATAAATATGAACAAATAGCAACTATGATATATGAATATAGAATGAATGTTAATGTACATGAATTTGGTTTAATAGTACATCCAACATGTAAATTTTTGGCAGCAAGTCCTGATGGTATTATTAGTTCTTATAAATATGATAAACAACATCAAACAAAACATGTAGGGAGAATGTTAGAAATTAAATGTCCTGTAACAAGAAAAATAAACATGGATGGAGAAATTAAGGGAGGAATATGTCCAATATATTATTATGATCAAGTTCAATTACAATTAGAATGTTGTGATTTGGATGAATGTGATTTTTGGCAATGTAAATTATTTGAATATGAAGGAAGAGATGAATTTTTAGAAGATACTGATTTAAATGAATCATTCAGATCAAAAACAAATGGATATGAAAAGGGAGTTATTATTCAATTGTTACCAAAAAGAATACCAAATTTTTCAGATGATTTTATAAAACAACTTGATGAATATAAAAATAAATACAATGAATATAAAAAATCACCAGAATCAACAAAAGAATATTTTAATGAATTCAAAAAAATAATGATATCTAATTGTAATTTAGACAAATTTAATGATGCAGAATTAGATGATTATATTAAATATTTATTAAGAGGTAAAGTAATTGAGTGTGAACATTCAAAAAATCATTATTGTAATTATTGGAAAAAAAAAGATCCTGATAATTGTGATTATTGTGAATTTGTATATGCATATTCAAAACATATTTATCCACCAAAAATTGATATGACACCTTATGAATGTGATAATTGGATTCATGAAGTCATAACTAATTATCATAAACAAACTTTGTTAGATCCAACACTTAATGTAAATGATTATTATATTGATAGAATCATATATTGGAGGCTTGATATTAGCCATTGTGTTACTATAAATAGAGACAAAGAATGGTTTAATAATGTTCTTCCTGAAATAGAAAAAATATGGAATTTTGTTGAATTATTTAGAAAAGATGAAATGAAATCAAAATTATTTTTTGATTATATTAAAAGTTTAACTGTTGAAAGTAAATTTATAAAAAATAAAGACAATGAAATGTCAGAAGAAAATATAGAAAAAATAATGAAATTGGCTGAATTGTTATATGATTATGATACAAATGATAGTAAAAATACTAATGAATCACTCATTAAATTAATAAAAAAAAGGGGATTTAATTGTTAAAACAAAATCATAATTTAAATTTTATTTAATTGTTAAAACAAAATTTTAATTTTTTTTTCATAATTTTAATTTTATTTTTTGTATCATCAAATAAAATTATTTTCATACTTTCATCTTCTTCTTTTATCCAAAATCCAACAAGACTAACATTTTTATTTAGTATATTTCCAATTGTATCAATATAATATTTTTCATCATTAATATTAATTTTTTTTAAAATATGTTTATTTAGATCACTTGCAAATATGGAATTTAAAATATATATTTCATCTTTTTGTAAATTTGGATATAATGTTAATAATTTATCAATAACATTTATTTTTTCAATAAATATTTTGTTTTTTCTATTAATTTTAATTAATTCACTTATTGTACTATTTTGTTTAGTTGTCATTTGTGTTATTATATGTTTAATTGATTTGTATATTAATATAATAATGTAAATTGTTTAATTTTCAATTTTATTTATAATAATATTAATATAATTCATTTGTCTAACTAACAAATATATTAATTTTCTTCAGTTTTTTTATAGATAATGAATGATGATGAAAATAAAAAATGTTCTCAACATTTATCATTTGATGATGGTTCATGTATTGCTTTAAATTTATTAATTGAAATGGCTATTGCATATAATAAAGAATATCCAAAAACAAGTATTTCACTTGATAATAATATTGCTATATTAAATCCAAGTAAATACAAAAGATATCTTCTTAAACAATTTGAAAATAAATTTGGAAATAAATGTACAACACAAAAATGTTGGTTAAAACAAGATTTTATAAGAAATTTAAAAAATAATTTAAAAATTGAATTACAAAAATATACATTTAGACCAGAAGGACCAAGTGGAAAATTTGAATGGTTAAATACATTAAATATAAATGATGTATTGGAACAAAGTGAAAAAAAATATAAAGATTTTAAATATTTGGGAACAGTACCTATTGATTTTAATAAATTTGACAATTATGGATTTAAAAATATAAATTTTGATAATTTACTTTCTAATGGTAAAACCAAAATTGGAGCAGTATTTAATTTAGATAGACATGATCAATCAGGATCACATTGGGTGGGTTTGTATTCAGATATTTCTAAGGGACAAATTTATTTTTTTGATTCTTATGGATTATATCCTCATCAAAATATTAGACATTTCATGAGAAAAATTGCATTGTATTGTATCAAAAAATTAAACAGAAAAAGTTTAGATGTTTCATATAATGCAACAAGACATCAATATGGTAATTCAGAATGTGGTGTATATTCAATTAATTTTATTAAAAGATTATTAAGAGGTGATACATTTGAAGAAATTTGTTTATCAAAAACACCGGATTATCGTGTAAATAAATGCAGAAATGTTTATTTCAAATAAATGCAGAGAAATGTTTATTTTGAATAAATGTTTTTCTACCTTATTAATTTTTTTTAAATTTGTCAATATTATAATGAATAATAAAAATTTAATTTTAATAATAATATTTTCATTAATTTTATTTATAATAATTTTGATTACAGTGTATTTTATTACTAAATCAGAACCTTTTAACAATCAAAGTATTCAAGATATTCAAAGTATTCAAAATATTAATAATATTAATGAACCAATTAATGAACTTGATAATACAACTATTGATAAAACTGAAAACACAACTATAATAAATGATATTATAAATGATATTATTATTAATAATAAACTGAAAAATGATGATAATAATTATTCAAAAAAATTTATTGCATCAAATAATGTGATGACAAAATTAATTAATAATAATAAATTGCCAATAAAAAATAATAAAAAAAATAAAATTTTATTTGTTACATTTGATAATAGAAATAATGAATATATTTTCATACATAATAAAAATATTACTGAATATGCAAAAAAATGGGGTTATGATTATAAATTTTTAAATCAATGTGATGATAATGTGTATTGGTGTAAAATTAAAATTGTATTAAGTGAATTACAAAATGATAATTATGATTATGTCATTTGGATGGATTCAGACAGTTCAATAAAAAAAGATTTTATTGATATTAATGATATTATTAATTTATATGATTCACATATATTTGTTGGCAGTGATAATATTAAAAAACTTGATATTATCAATGCAGGAATATTTATTATTAAAAATAGTCATATAGGAAAACAATTTTTACAAGATTGTTTGGATAATGTGGATAAAAATTGTTTTAAAAAAAATAGTAATTTTTTAAATGGAAATTGGGCAGGACCTTGTTATGAACAGGGACAAATGAATATACAAATTGCTGATAAGTATTCACAATATACAACAGTTTTAACAAATGAATTTATAAGAAGTTTTGGTAAATGTATTGATAATTCTTTTATTATGCATTTATATGGTGGATCTAATTATTCAAGAAAACAATGTTTATCAACAAAATATAATTATCAATAGTTATCAATAATTATTAATAGTTATCAATAGTTATTAATAATTATCAATAGTTATCAATAGTTATCAATAGTTATTAATAATTATTAATAGTTAGTTCATTCTCAATAACTCCAACTGACATTAAAATATTCATTTGTATTATATTATTTGTATAAGTTGATGATACTGAATCTGTATTATCAATATAATTTATATAATTTTGATTTAATCCTGTTATATTATATTTTATAATATCATTATTTTCATGATCAACTATTTTAATAGGATTATCCATAAAATCATACAATGATATTGTCATATTTGATAATGTAAATAAATATGATGTATAAAATACAACTGTACCATGTATTGGTCTCCATAAATCGGAATCAATACCCATGCATTTGTCACGATAAAATATAAATGAATTTCCATTTAATTCTGATGATGTTGACATTGTTTTTATATTATCAAGTTCATTGATTTTTAATACTATATATTTATTTGCAGTTAATTTTGTCAATGGATTTATTGAATTTAAAACATTAGTTGTAAATTCTGATCCTGCTGGACAAATGATTGATTCTGAAACACGGCTTACATCAATAGCAACATTTTTTGGTAAAATAAGATTATCAATAGTTATATATTTTACTTGTGTGAATTTTTTATTAATTGAAAATGATTGAGTAGAACCAAATTGTAATTTAAAATGAAATGGTGATGGATATGTTGTTGTATCTCTATCTTTTGAATTAATATGTAATTTATATTCTGTTATTATTTTATCTTTCAAACTGTCTCCCATATTATTATGCATCATGTTGCCCCTGTTTGTAAAATCTGGCTTTCCAATAACTTCTTTATTATTTGAAAATGCCTTATTTATATTATTTGTTGAATTGTAACTCTGAGTAAAATTATTTTGCATATATTTTATATTTTTATAAATTATTTTAATTAATTATTTTAATTAATTATTCTGATAAATTATTAATTATTCTAATAATTAATACTTTTAAGACAATGATTAATTATTTTAATTAATTATTCTGATAAATTATTAATTATTCTAATAATTAATACTTTTAAGACAATGATTAATTATTTTAATTAATTATTCTGATAATTAATAATTTTAATTAATCATTCCGATAAATTATTAATTTTAACACATAAATAATATATATGGATAATATTGATTTTAAGGAACTGATATTTCGTAAACCATTAGGAAGTGGTTTGTATGGAACAACTTATTTGGTTGATTATAAAAAAAAGTTTTATGCTTTGAAAATACAACATATTTTACCAAAAGATAGAATAAAAAATTATAAAAATGCTTTATGGAGAGAACTTGATTTATATGATTATATTGATAAATTAAAACCAAAACAACAAATGTTTTTTACCAAATTATATGGATATGAAATAATAAATAATTGTAATCATAAACAAATAAGAGATCATAAAATTAAAGATAAAAAATTATTGGAATTAGATAAAAGTACTTGGTGTATAAAAATGTTAACAGAATATAAAAGTAATGAAACATTAGGACAATATTTAATTGATAATAAAATATCAGTAAATAAAACATATTCTATCATATTACAAATATGTAACATGATGATGATATTATATGATGGTGGATATTCTCATGGGGATTTACATGCACAAAATATAATGTTAAATAAAACAAAAGAAAAAACTTTTACTTTTCTAAATAAAAAAATACCATTTAATGGATTACATCTTACTGCTATTGATTATGGTGAGGTTTTACACAAAAAATTTGGAATAAAATATAAAAAACATGATGAATTATTTTTAAAAAATAGAAAAAAATATTTATTTAATGAAATGTACTATACAATTATCAATATCATAACAAATTTTGATAAATATATAAATGGTTGTCTTAAAATAAAACAAAAATTACCTTGGGATCATAAAATTAATACTTATGACAATGGTGTAAAATTAATAATAAATAATTATCATGATTTTTTTACATTAACTAAAAATAAATATATTAAATTATTTCCAAAATCAGAAGAATTGATAGATTATGTTGAAAAAAATATTAATAAATTTACAATAGAAAAAATGGTTAAAAATAAAAAAAATGAACCTGATTTTTGGCATGTGATTCAAAAAGTTGTTATTGAATTTCAAATTTCATATCCAAAAATACATTCGGAATATTTCAAATGGTGTTCTTATCACAAATGCAATTTACCAAAACAAGACATTATAGATATTATGTTAATTACAGATGTTGATGAACTAATAAATTATTTACTTAAAAAATATAATTATCACAAATAATAATGGAAAAAAATAACAACAAATTTAATATTGATAAATTTATTGAATCCAAACATAATATTAAATACTATAATTTAGAGGATTATGTAAAAAAATTAGGTGGAACAATTACTGAAATTTGTAAAACATATAGTCATATTGACAAATATGGATTTGAAGATGAGTACATAAAATATATTGAATTTTATATTGATGAAATAAAAATTTGTGGTTATTTTCATGATATGAGTAGTTATGATGAATTGGAAAGACCTTATGCTAAATTTACTATTATTGAATAATAAATAGTAACTAATAACTAATAATTTTATCAATTCTATTAATTCTATTAATTTATTCTAATAATTTATCAAAATGTTCTAATAACTAATAATTTTATTAATTCATCAAAATGTTCTAATAACTAATAATTCTATTAATTTATTCTAATAATTTATCAAATATTCTAATAATCAAATGTTCTAATAACTAATAATTTTATCAATTCATCAATTTATACTAATAATTTTATCAAATCAACAAAACCATTTACAAATCATTAAAATAACAACATTAACAACTATTTTATATCTTGCGTGAATAATATAAAATATTTAGTATTTGACATTAGTATAATACATGAATGTTAAGGAACAATTTTTATCAAAAAGAAATTTAGGTTTTTTGTCTGATAAATTATGTGAAAAATATGGTATAAATAATGATGCTCAAATGAATTATTGTTCAAATTTAATAAAAAATCAAATGAGAAATGTGTATGAGCAAAATAAACAACATTTAAATAAAGCCCCGCCTGATAAAATTGTAAAAATATTAAATAAAAAAACATTTGATAGTTGTGATAAAATATGTTCTGACAAATTAATGCCAAATAAATCAAGACAAATTGATAAATCCAGACCAATTGATCAATATAATAATGTTGATAATAAAAAATCAAAAAGACCAAAAAGAACACAACAAGAACAAGATAATCAACAACAATTTAATGGCATGGATGGGGGATTTGGAGGTTATGCATCTATTAATTATCAAGATGGGGAATTTATAGCTGCAGATGGTTCAGTTGGTAAGAAATTTTTAACAGGCGAAAATTTGGGAGAAAATCTTCAGGACAAATCAAAAAGGGATATAAAAAGCGATTTAGATAGAAGAATGTTAGAAAGAACAGGAGAATATAACGGGGGCAATTTTAATATTGATCCAATGACAGGGCATCCTATGGGAGGGGGCAATATGGGAGGGGAATTTGGTCAAAATAATTATTCAAATAATTATGATAATAGATCACCGCCATCAATTAATTTTAGACTTGATGGTACTGATTCAAGAGTTCAAACAAGCAATAGGGAAGACAAAAATAATGATGGAAATAATATGTATAATGGGAATAATGGAAATAATGGGAATAATGGATTCAATGCAAGCAATGGAGGATTTGATAGTGGGGGTTTTGGGGATTATGGAGGATATGGGGGAGGAGGGGGATATGGAGGAAGTATGAATTATGATAATGGTATGAATTGGGGAAATAATACCAATATTGATGATAATATTTCAAATTTAATGAAAGATCAACAACATATTATGAATAATATGAATGGAGGAAATAATATGAATAATATGTTCAAACAAGAAAATGGAATGCAAAATAATTATCAGAAGAATCAAATGAATCAAGGGAATCAAGGGAATCAAGGGAATCAAGGGAATCAAGAAAATAATGGAAATGAAAACATGATGCAAATGATGCAAACATTAATACAAATGATGTCACAAAATAATAATAATGAATATGAGGAATTAAAGAGAAATAATACAAAATTAAGTTCATCAATAGCACCAGAATTTAAAATGACACCTCAAGATTTGTTAAATATGGATCCTGATGACATAGGTAAAATGGTAGATATGGTTAAAAATAAAAAAAAAAATAAACATAGAAAAAAAACATCATCATCAAAATCGTCCAAATCGTCCAAATCGTCCAAATCGTCCAAATCGTCCAAATCGTCCAAATCATCTAATTCTTCCAATTCATCGGATAAAAATAAAAAAAAAAAGAAAAACATTAAAAATATGACATCAAATGATAAATTAGCAATGTTTTTAGAATTAAAAAAAAAGAATAATGAAAAAAATAAAAAATTAAATAAATATGTCAAATCAAAAGTACATAAAAAAAAATCAAAAAAATCATCAGAATCATCAGAATCATCCAAATCATCAGAAAAATCAGAATCATCAAAAAAATCAGAATCATCTAAATCATCAAATTCACCAGTTATAAAAAAAAACCAAATTAAAAAAGTTGTATCAATAAAAAAAGTTGATAATAAAAATGAATTAAAAAAAATTACACCAAAAAATTTATTAAGTAAAAAAAATACAAATCAACAAAATAAAAAACCAGATAAAAAAGATGAAAAAAAAGAAAAATTTAATATTCATACAATTATTGCAAGTTCAAAGGAATATACAAATTCGGGCAGTTATATGTATGATTTTAAGGATTATGATAAAAAAGAGGGAGATGATGGTTTATTAAATGTGAGTGATATTACAATTAAAAATATTGATATAAAATTTAAACCTGAAATAACAGATGAATATGGAACATTTATAATTGATGGTCATGAATTTACATTGGATGAAGGATCATATTCTTTGGATGAATTAATTGACACATTTAATGAATTATTGGAAAATGAAAATAGTAATATATCAATCACAAATGATAATGGTTATATTATTATTAAAAATAATGATGATGAAAATTTTGAAATAGATTGTGAAAATAATTCAATAGCACCTTTATTGGGATTTATGAAAAAAAATTATTGTGATAGTTCTTTTTATAGATCAGAAAAAATGTGTACATTTATTACAAAACAAATATATTTATACATAAAAAATATAGATAATACAAAACCATTTGCTGTAATTCAACCAAATGGAAAATTTGAACAAAAAATATCAAAATTTAATATACCAATAACTGAGTTACCATGTTTAATAATACAATTTAGAAATAAAATAACATCAGATAAAAATGAAATTGTTAATTTTGGAAATAATATTAATACAATAACTTTTTCTATTACAACTATTAAAGAATAAATTTGATTTAATCAAATAATATAAATATTTTCTAATTCATCAGACCATTGAACATTTTTATTTGAATGTTTTTTTACAAATGAATTATTTTGGTTTAATAATTTATCAATATCAAAATCAATGTTTTTATTTTTATCATGCGATATTGAATTTAGATTAACCAAATATTTTATAAGATTTAATGATTCCAAATTATTATCACAACAAGATAATTTTTGTATATTTTTCATATTTTCAATACCTTTTAATGAATTTAATTTATTGATGCTACAATTTAACTCTATTATTTTTGTTAAATTTTCAATATAATTAAGTGATATTATCCTGTTATTATCACAATACAAATATATTAAATTTACACAATTTTTTATACCATCCAATATTACAATATTATTATAACTACAATTTAATGTTATTAACTTTTTTAAATTTTGAAGACCATTTAATGATGATAATGAATTAAATGAACAATTCAAAAATGTTATGTTTGGTAAAATTAATAATGGAGTCAATGATGATATTTTATTATAAGAACAATTTAAGTGTGTCAAATTTGGCAATTTTTCAATGCATTCTAATGATACTAAATCTATACATGATACATCTAATTTTTTAACTCCATAATGTCTAGGACATCCATACATTATCCATCTTTTGAAATCAACACTATTCCATTCCATTTTATATTTTTATAGGTTTTTATAATTTATATTTAATTTTATGAATTGATATTGATAAAACTATTGATTTTATTAAAGTTTTGATTAGTGAAAATAATTTTGATGATAAAATATTTGATAAAACTATTGATTTTATTAAAGTTTTGATTAGTGAAAATAATTTTGATGATAAGATATTTGATAAAACTATTGATTTTATTAAAGTTTTGATTAGTGAAAATAATTTTGATGATAAGATATTTGATAAAACTATTGATTTTATAAAACTTATGATTAGTAAAATATTTATGAAAGTTATGATTGATGATAAAATTTATAAAACTTATGATTAGTAAAATATTTATGAAAAGTTATGAAAAATTATAAAACTTATGATTAGTAAAATATTTATGAAAAGTTATGAAAAATTATAAAACTTATGATTAGTAAAATATTTATGAAAAGTTATGAAAAATTATAAAACTTATGATTAGTAAAATATTTATGA